CGTGCGGTCGAAGTGTTTGGGGGGCGTGCGCATGATGTGGCCGATCTTGGGGTTGCTGTAGATCAGGATGAAGTTCTCCGGCTTGTCCGCACGGGCGAAGTACTTGGACACGATGTCGTTGCGCTTGGTCCACAGGGCGAATGACGTGCGTGGGTTGTACTTGGCAATTGCCACGAGGTTGGCGAGATGCGTGGCGTTGATCAACTCGCCGTGCGCGTCGAAGCGAAAGACCGTGTCCATGACCCGAGGCAACTCAGGCTCAGCCAGCATACGCGTGCTCAGCGCGTCGCTGTTGCGTTGCAGCGCAGGCTGCATGTTCTTCCGATAGGAAGACAGCATCGTGTGGCTGTAGCACTTGGTGCAGATGTTGTCGGGATCACCAGACGCATTCTGCTTGATGCAGTAGTCGTTGGTTCTTGTATTCGTACTGATAGCCCGCAGGCCATCGAGCTTGCCAGTCATGATGCTGATGTGAACAGTTTGCATAGCCATAGGAACCTCCAAAAGAAAGGGGGCCGAAGCCCCCGTTGAAAACGGGACGACAACCCCGTTGAAATGGGGGAGAAATCTCCCCCGCATGGTTGACACTGGTTGGACTTACGCCGCCAGTGCAATGTCGAGTGCACGTTGCTTCAGGTCAGCGCCTGGGCCCCACAGGGCTGCGGCTGTGCGGTTCTCGTCGTTGCGTGCACGCACGTGGTGGTCCACGTACTCGGTGGCTGCGTTGAGCCAGCCGAAGGCTGTCTCGCGTGCAGTCTCAAGGGTGCTGCCCTTGCCCCCACCCTGGAACAGAGACATGATGCGCGTGAACCCTGCGCTGTCCCGTGCTGCGTCTGCGTCCCGTGTCGGGGTTGTCAGCAGCAGTGTGGTCATGTCCTCAGCAAGCCTGGACTCGACCTTGATGGACGCAAGCTTGCGGCTCATGTCCATGAACGCGCCGAACTCTGCGTGTGCAGACTCGATGATGCCCCGGCACTCCTCCGCCTTGAACGCTGTGCGATGCGACACACGGAAGGACGATGCCCCCTTGGATGCCAAGCGCAGCGTGTTGTTGCACACCACACGCACGGTAGTGATGCGCCCCTCGGTGGCGAGTGAACCGTCAGCAGACGTAGACAGAAGAACGTAGGGCACGATCTTGTCGCCCTCACCGACGAACACACCGTCGCTCATCTTGGCCGTGGCGAAGTAGCGCTTGCCTCCGAACAGCACGCCAGCGCTCTCGATGGTGCAGGCGTTGGCCTGCGCCCACTCACAGAAGAACTCCAGCACCTCACGGGGTTGTACCACCTTGTACGAGTCAGAGACCACACCCAGGGGCGCGCCGGTATCGGAGCGGAAGAGGACGAGCTTGTCGTCAATGGACTGCAGCACCTGCGCCGGGATGAGCGCGTTGGCTGGGTCCAGGCGTTGCGTAGCGAAGCGCACCACTGCGCGTTGGACCTTGTACTCCATCCCTGCGGCTTGCGCCCAGGTCTCGATGTCCTGACCGACAGGCATCAGTTCACCCAGGCCATGCCACTCACGCTGAGTGGATGCGTAGCTGGCGCGGTTCAGGGATGTTGTATCGATAGCATGTGCCATTGCATTTCTCCTAGTTGATGTGCCGCTGAACCGCAGCGGCCACGGTGTCAAACAGTATACATGCTCCCAGGGTTCTGGGAACACTCACTCAGTTGTAAGAACCCAGCGCATGTCGAAGACGGACGGGTAGTACTCGCGCCCGTCAGCGGTCCACACCTTGCCCGTGCTGCCGGAGTGCAGCGGCGCACGGCCACCGACGATGGTGTCCATGTGGCCTCTGAAGTCAGCGGCCTTGGTGCCCTTGAGCACGCCCTCTTGGGCGTCGCCGTCCCAGCACAGGTGCCACTCACGGCAGGGACCGTCGGTGATGTAGGCACTCAGTGTCTTCCACTGGCGGTACGCCTCTTGGTCAGAGTCAGCATCAGCAAGGCTGAGAGGAGGGAGGGATTGGGTGTTGTAATTCATTGCATTACTCCTAAAAGAAAAGCCCCCGAAGGGGCGGGTTACACGCCTGACTGCGTCAGGCGCAGACGATCCTCTTCGTTTCTTTACGCACAACCTCCTCGACCACGTCCACCTCGTAACGGCAGGCATCGCTGTCTGCCTTCACGTAGGCGCTGATGCGTACGCACAGGCTGAGGACGATGTCGTTGCCCATACCGTTGTGGCGCTGCAGCCAGCGCACAGCGGGCGTCTTGCGCACGATGGGTACGACCACGCCGCGCTCGAACTGGAAGTCACGGTTGGGCTCGTCACCGTACGTGTAGTCGTTGGTATGGGAGCGCCATGCCTCGTCGCCTGCGAAGGGCTCCAGCGCCTTAGCCAGCACCGGGGACTTCAGCGAGTCGAGGTTGCGGATGGTCAGCGTGAGGTAGACCGTGTGGTTGTAGTCGCTCACGTACACGCCGATCTCGGCGTTGTCCTTGGGCATGTTGCGCTTGAGCGCAGCCAGGGTGGTACGCACCTCCGGGGAGGACACAAGCTGTGGACGCAGCGCAGCCTGATAGGCAGTGCGCTGTGCGCTCATGCGGGCAGCGGCGAGGATCTGGGTGATTGATTTCTTCATTGCTTTCTCCTAGAGTTGAATGGGGTGGCGACACCCCGTTGGTGATGGGGGAGAAATCTCCCCCGGGGAACTTAGATGCTGATGGACACGGTGGCGTTACGCAGCGTCTCGTTCACTTGCTCCTCGATCTTGTCATCGATGTCGGACTCGCGAACGAACTCGGACGTGGACTCACTGCCCCACTCGTTGACCACCTCGTCGTACTGATCGTGGTCGTAGGTCTCGCAGTGGTTGTCGAGAACTTGCTCCGCAGCCGCTTCCGCAATGACGCGGATGCGGTTCTCACTGGCTTCGGTGGCGTTGGCTACGCGCTGCTCAAGCGCCACCACCCGGGCCTCCAGCGTGGTGTCCACCCCGATGGCGGGGTTGTTCTCAAGCGCAGCGATGCGCTCGTGCCTGTCGGCGAGCGCAGCCTCCAACAAACCCATGCGCTCCACCAGAGGCTTGATGGCCTCGGCAACAGCAGCGTTGAGTGCAGCGGACAGGATCTGGTTCAGATCAAACATTGCTTTCTCCTTTGAATGGGGTGGCAACACCCCTTTGACACTGGTCGGGGCTGGACCGCAGCCCCCACGGTTGGGGGAGATTTCTCCCCCGGTCACTCTTCGTTGCGCCAGTTCTTGGCGATCTCGTACCAGTTGACTTCGCTCAGCGCTCCCTTGAGCAGGTCGGGAAACAACCCACCATGCGCAGCACCAGCGGCTTCGAGGAACGTGTCGTACGCAGCGTCCATCCATGTCATGAGCACCTCCTTCGCGTCGAACAGCGAGTCAGCATCGACTACATCGGCGCGTAGCTCAGCGCTTAGCGCGTAGTCATTGGTAAGCCACAGGTTCACCAGCCACGTCTCGTAGTTGGTCCACCCGTTGTATGTTCTGTCAGTCATTGCTTCACTCCTTAAATCACACCAAACATCAGTAGCAAAGCGGCTACCACGCATACGGCCAACAGGCTGATATCTTCACTCGACATTGCTGTCTCCTTGTTGTGCCTTGCGGCGGGTTACACACGGCGCACCTATGGTGATGTACCAGCGGTACTGCCCGATGCGTCGATGGTTGAGCATCAAGCGTGGGTTGTTGATCATCCAGTTCTTGAAGTCCTTGACGATCTTGGATTCCAGCGCACCGTTAGCTGTGGTGCGGTGGTCGATGGGCGGTGGCTCCAGCACCAGCCAGCCCTGCGCGTTGAGGGTTTCGAACAGTGCGTCGAAGTCGGGCACTATGCGTGTGGGGATGGGGTGAGCGCGTGTCTTCCACGCGTCCTCTTGTATGTCAGCGAGTCGCATCAGTGTGCTCCTTCATGTCGCTCTCTTCCCACACAGACTTGTAGAAGATGCGGGCATAGCGCTCATCGGGGTGAGCGTTGGGGGACTCTTGCCGTGCGTACATCTCCGCCGCCATCTTGGTGGCGAACAGCACAGGCATCGGGGAATCAGGGTCAGCGCCCTGCACAAACCAGACTTGCTTCATCACTCTCTCCTTTCAATGAGGACACCATGTCCTCTTTCACCAAGACAAACACAGCGGGTCACGGTACAACCGACGACCTCGCACAACGGGACACGATGCATACAGACGGCGCAGGGATAGGCGCGTCTCGGGGTACAGCCAGTACATGGGCTCTTGCTCAGCAGGCGTTGGCTCGATCCGGGAGGTCTGACCCTTGTGCTTCATCACCTTGCGTAGCGCGTCGTTGAGCGCTGTCTCGTACGCCTCGAAGAACGTGGCCCACTCCGGCGATGCTGGCGTGAGCAGGTTGCGTGCACACCACGCTTTCTCCTGCCGCAACTCACGCATCAGGGGGGCCCACGCCTGTGTGCGCTTGGACTTCACACGCTTGTCAGCCTTGGCAAGGTTGCGCTGCACCTTCGCCTTGATATCGGCAGCGTTCTGCCTGTGCATCCTCGTGGGCGTGGCGTAAGGGCGTTGGTTGTCCACCGCCTGCCGCCGCTCGGTCGGGGTCATGTCCTCGAAAGACTTCTCGGGCTCACACGCAGTGCACAGTGAGCGCAGGATGCGTTTCTTGCCCCACCATTTGCGGAACTCGTGCAAGCGTCGGGTGATGCCGCAGCCTGGGCAGGTTGCCTGCACGCCGAGGTGCAGGAAGCGTTGGTAGTACGGCGTGGTCATGGGCGTTAGCCTCCTTGGTTGTGGGGGAGAAATCTCCCCCGAGTGGGTTGATCACTTTGGTTCGCACAGAACGCACAGCCTGCTGCGCCCTTCGTAACGACGCGTGCCGAACATGCGCAGCTTGAGCATGCGCTCACAGCCAGGGCACATCGCCATCGGTTGCGGCTTGGGCTCCGGCGCTGGGGTTGTCTGCAGCAGCTTCTGAAAACGCGCAAGGCGGGCAGCCTGCCCCGACAAACACATGCGTTCGCGCTGAAGATCCGCCAGCATCGGCGACGTTGGCGCGGCGCTGGGCTCACAGTCAATGCAAAGCGGGCTCAGGATGAACCGTTCGTTGCGCCACTTGCGAAAGCAATCGATGACCTTGGGCTTCAAACATTGAGTGCAGTGTCGAAAGAGATGACGGGACCGAGCCATGAGGTACTCCTCAAAAAGAAAACGGTTGGGACACAAGATTGCGGGTCGCGTCCAGTGAAACCCGCAGCCTAACCATCACTGGACAGTAGTCTGGCACAGAACGGCCCTTGTCACCATTGAAGTTTTCCAAAAGTGTCCAGGTGTCAGGCCAAAACCGAAAGTGTAGACAGGAAACCTGGGGGAAAGGAAAAATAAATCTGGATGGTGCTCGCCCGTAGAAAGGTGCTCGCCCATCCAGAGACATACATACATAACAATAACCTTAACCTTTTATTTATATTTATATAGAAGAATCAATGACTTAGGCGCGCCAACCTACTGTCCAACGCTGTCTCGGTGAGGGACTTGCGTCCATCGACCCTTTTGGCATGGTTCTTGCTTGGCTCGTTTGATTCACAGATTGAATCGCCCCATTCAAGAAAGTTATCAGCATGCTTCGCAGCACGAGCAGCGCGGCGCTGCTGGTCTGCACGGGCCTGCGCTCGGGCCTCGCCTTTGTAGGACTTGCTCATGCTTGCTCCTCAGTAGTTGTAGGTGACGCGGGTCTCGAACACAGCACGCCGACCGTGCCGATGCTTGACGCGTGTGTAGACGCTGGGGCAGCCGCAGCAGTCCCACTCATGAGCGCAGCCTGACGAGGTGAGCGTGTCTTCCACCGCACGGATGGAGGCGTCGAGGTCCTGGCCCCGTGGGAACGTGGCCCAGCGGATGTAGGTGCCGCCGTCGTCGAAGTCTTCGGCCTCCCGCACAAGCCGCGCAGGTGTGAGCGTGGCTGTGCCCACATCACGCCACTCATCGAGGTGACTGTAGGTGCCGACGTAACGGTGCGTCACACGCACGCTGAGGTCTTGCTTGATCATTGCTCTCTCCTTGAAGTGGGGGAGAAATCTCCCCCGGTGGTTACGCCTTCTTCGCCGCCTTGCGGGCAGCACGTGCGGGGTTGCGCCTCTGCACCACAGGCTCGGTCTTGTTGCTGGGCATGAGCCGCTTGATCTCACGCTGCACCCACGCAGCACGGACTTCTTTGATGATGTTCATCACTCTCTCCTTCAGTTGTGGGGGAGAAATCTCCCCCGGGTTGGTCACTCGAAGTCAAGGGCAGCCAGAGCGCGGTTGTGTGCCGCGATGATCTGCTCACGGGTCAGGCCGACGTAGGCCTCAGCGACGCGCTCGACCGTGCCGCTCGGCAGACGGACCTTGGCCGTCTTGGGCTCAGCCTCGGCCTTGGCGCTGGTGGTCTTGCGAACGATGTGGTAGTTGAAGTCACCACGCGCCTTGTCGTAGTCGCGCTGCTGCTCTGCGCTGCGGTCGTTGCGCGATGCGGCGCACACAGTCTCGGCTTGCTTCTGTGTGTAGCCCTGGCCGGTCAGGTGGTTGAGGAGCCACGAAACCCGCATCTCACCCTGCACTTCAGGCTCAGCGGCAGCGTAGATGTTGTGCAAGGGTAGCGATGCGTCTCGTGTCAGGCGAACGTGTTGGCCGAGGTTGTGTGCGAACTCGTTCATGCTAATCAGCTTCTTCATGATGCTCTCTCCGTGTGGGGGAGATTTCTCCCCCGGGTTGATGCGGTGGAGGCGATCCCCAACCGCTGAAGCTATTTTACCACATGGGGGTTCTGCAATTCTCTTTTGCCGTAGCCTAGAACCCACCGTACGGGGGGAGGGGCAATTGTGTGCAAGGTACTGCGTCGTTGTATGAACACGAATCCCCAACCACATTTTATAATTTTTCTAAACTCGCAACACAAATACCCCCTAAAACACACCCCCATACCTTCCACTAAAACGTGACCCCCACCACTACATAAAAATTTCTAGCTTTTTCTGTCCAGTCTTTGACACGACATAATAAAAAAAGCCCCCGAGGGGCATCGGGGGCTTAAAGCAGTCTTTCGACCACTCAGGGAGAAAGCAAGTGAGAACTTGCAAGGAGACAAACGCAACTGTACACTGCGCCCAACTCGGGCGCAAGCCCTGCGACAATATGCTGGATCACCTTCTTGACTTCGAGCCCGCCATCTTCGATGGCGCAGACGTGGCTTCGCTAGAAAAGGCCCGCGTGTCAGAACTGATTGACGCGCAGCACAGCACCGCAAACTGGCTGGAGTCTTTGGGAGCGCCCACTGCCGACACGGCAGATGCTGCTGCAGCCTCCTCGCTGGCTCAGAGCGCGTTCCAGTCGCTAGTCAAGCCCGACACCGATCCCAAGCAGAAAGCAGCGCTCCTTGCGCTCAAGACGCCCGCTGCGGTGCGCCACCTCACCGGCATGCTCACAGCCTATGACTGGGAATTCGTCAATCAGGCCAAGGAGCTTCGTGGTTACGCGGTATCGAAGATTCTCGAAGAGGTAGATCACCCCGACGCTCGCATCCGCTTGCGTGCCTTAGAACTACTGGGTCGAGTCACCGAAGTGGCGCTCTTCACCGACCGTGTCGAGGTCAAGAAGACAGACATCACCGATCAGGAGCTTGAGCACAAGCTCAAAGAGAAGCTGGCGCGGTTCATGGGGGTGACAGATGTCACACCAGCAGACGCCGTACTCCTAGAAAACAATGAAGCTGCCTGATTTCCTGACGCCCAAGCAGGCGCAGGCCATTCAGGCCGCGCTCCCCACCATGAGTGTGCGGGAGAAAATGGAGCTTTTTGATCTCCTAGAAGAGAAAGAGCGCCGACATCGCATCACATCCGCCCAAAATAGCCTGTTAGGCTTCGCTCATTTCAACTATCCAGGCTTCAAAGAAGGCGCACATCACCGCAAACTGGCCCAGATCTTCGAAGAAGTTATCTCAGGCGTGAAACGCCGGGTGATTATCAACATTGCGCCTCGTATGGGTAAGTCTGAGTTCAGTTCTTACCTATTCCCCGCCTATTTTCTAGGCAAATTCCCCCATAAAAAGATCATTATGGGGACGCATACGTCGTCTCTGTCCGAAGATTTTGGTCGGCGCATCAGAAACCTCATCGAAACGCCCGAATACGCCACTATTTTCCCTGAAACGCAGGTCTCTGAGGACCAAAAAGCGTCAGGTAAGTGGTCCACTAGTGCCGGAGGCCAGTATTACGCGGTTGGCGTGGGTGGTAGCATCGCTGGACGGGGCGCTGACCTCTTCGTTATTGACGATCCGCACTCCGAACAGGATATTAAGGCAGGTACGCGCACGCCGTTTGATGCGGCGTGGAACTGGTTCCAGACCGGCCCTCTCCAACGCTTGATGCCGGGGGGTGCGATCATCGTGATCATGACCCGGTGGTCTCAGTTGGACCTCACGGGTATGCTGATCAACCACCAGATCAAGAATCCCGACGCTGACAAGTGGGAGATCGTGGAGCTTCCGGCCATCCTGCATGAGCACACGCCGCAGGAGAAGTCTTTGTGGCCCGAGCAGTGGCCCCTGGAGCAGCTTCAGGCCAAACGCGCAGGCATGGACCCTCGGTTCTGGCAGTCCCAGTACATGCAGAACCCCACCTCGGAGGTGGCGGCAGTCATCAAGCGCGAGATGTGGAAGCTTTGGGAACCAGAGCAGCCGCCCAAGTGCGAGTACATCATCCAGTCGTGGGACACCGCGCACGAGACCAAGACCAGCGCTGACTACAGCGCGTGCACCACGTGGGGCGTGTGGTTCAACGAGGAAGACAACGATAACGCGCACATCATCTTGCTCGATGCAATCAAGGGGCGGTGGGCATTTCCCGATCTCAAGAAGCGTGCCAGCGAGTACTACCGCGAGTGGGAACCAGACGCGTGTCTGATCTAGAAGAAAGCCGCCGGAGCGCCGCTCATTCAAGAGCTTCGGGCGATGGGTATACCCATCAGCGAGTTCAGCCCTAGCCGGGGCAAAACCGGCACCAGCAACGACAAGGTCGTGCGCCTGAACGCGGTGTCCGACATGTTCACCTCAGGCCGTGTGTGGGTGCCAGACACCCGCTGGGCACGAGAGCTTGTGGAGGAGGTCGCGGCCTTCCCCGCTGGTGAGCACGACGACTATGTTGATACGATGACCCAGGCGCTCATGCGCATGCGCAACGGCGGTTTTATCCGCCTGCCGACCGACGAGCCCGATGAACCCCGACACTTCCGCAGCCTGCGACGGGCTGCGTACTACTGAGGACTGATATGGCTACCAATTTTGACCCCGCGCTCATGCCGCTCGACACCGCACTCATGGGCGATGAGCCTGCCATCGAGATTGAGATCGAGAACCCGGAGGCTGTAAGCCTCCGTACCGGAGACGTAGAAATCACCCTTGAGTCAGAGCCAGAAACTGCCGAGGAATTCGACGCGAACCTTGCCGAGTACATGGATGACGGCGAGCTTCAGACGCTGGCCTCAGAGCTTGTCTCCTTGGTGGATGCAGACATCAACAGTCGCAAAGACTGGACAGAGATGTTCGTCAAGGGCTTGGAAGTCCTTGGGATGAAGTACGAGGAGCGCACTGAGCCTTGGAACGGGGCCTGCGGCGTGTACAGCCCCCTGCTGACGGAAGCTGCCATCAGGTTCCAGTCAGAAATGATCACCGAGACCTTCCCCGCCCAAGGTCCGGTCAAGACGCAGATCATCGGTGCCATTGATCGTCTGAAGGAAGAAGCTGCAGAGCGTGTCCGTGATGACATGAACTACATGCTGACCGAGAAGATGATCGACTACCGCTCAGAGCATGAGCGGATGCTGTACTCACTGGGCCTTGCAGGCGCGGCGTTCAAGAAGATCTATCCGAACCCCAGCACTGAGCTGCCCGCAGCACCGTTTGTACCGGCTGAAGATCTGATCATGCCTTACGGGGCGTCGAACGTGTACACCGCAGAGCGCGTGACGCATATCATGCGCAAGACGGAGAACGAGCTTAAGAAACTGCAGGTAGCAGGCTTCTACAAGGACGTAGAACTGGGTGAACCTGTCAGGTTCTTCACCGACATCGAGAAGAAAAAGGCGGAAGAACAAGGGTACACGCTGACCGATGATGATCGGTATCAGGTGCTGGAGATCCACGTAGATCGGGACATGCCGGGGTACGAAGATGACGTTCCTTTGCCGTATGTGGTCACGGTTGAAAGAGGCACTCAGACGGTTCTGGCAATCCGACGAAACTGGGAAGAATCAGACGAGCGAAAACTCAAGCGACAACACTTCGTTCAATACACCTATATCCCTGGTTTTGGCGCTTATGGCTTGGGTTATATCCACCTTATTGGTGGTTATGCTCGCGCTGGCACTTCCATCATTCGCCAACTCGTTGATGCCGGAACCCTGTCCAACCTGCCCGGTGGCCTGAAGAGCCGTGGCCTGCGGATCAAGGGTGACGACACACCCATCGCCCCGGGTGAGTTCAGGGACGTAGACATCCCCAGCGGGTCGGTCAGGGACAACATCATGCCCCTGCCGTACAAGGAACCCAGTCAGGTCCTTGCAGCCCTGCTGGAGCGCATCACGGAGGAAGGTCGTCGCCTTGCTGCCATCGCGGATCTGAAGGTCAGCGACATGAGCGCACAGGCCCCGGTGGGCACCACGCTGGCGATTCTGGAGCGGCAGCTCAAGACGATGACGGCTGTCCAGGCACGTGTGCACGCCAGCTTGCGTATGGAGTTCAAGCTCCTCAAGGGCATCATCCGCGACTTCCTTCCTGCAGACTATTCCTACACGCCTGAAGGCGGTGACAGGTCGGTCAAGCAGTCTGACTACGATCTCGTGGAAGTGATCCCGGTCAGTGATCCCAACGCAGCCACGATGGCTCAGCGGATCATGCAGTACCAAGCTGCACTACAGTTGGCTCAAGGTGCCCCACAGATCTACGACCTGCCTCAGTTGCATCGCCAGATGCTGGAGGTGCTGGGTATCAAGAACGCTGAGCGGTTGGTGGCTATCCCTGAGGATCAGAAGCCCCAGGATCCCGTGACGGAGAACATGAACGTGCTGCGGGGCAAGCCGGTCAAGGCGTTTGCGTACCAAGACCATGAGGCACACCTCATGACGCACCAAGCGTTCATGCAGGACCCCAAGATCATGGCTACGCTGGGCCAGAACCCGATGGCGCAGCAGATGATGGCCGCACTCATGGCGCACATTGCAGAGCACGCTGCGTTCGCATACCGGGCTCAGGTCGAGATGGCCTTGGGTGTGCCGCTGCCCACGCTGGATGAGGAGGACAACGCGCCGATTGCGCCTGAGGACGAGAAGGCCCTGGCTCCGCTGATTGCCGCCGCTGCACAACGCACGATGGTGCAGAACCAAGCGATGGCTGCACAGATGCAGGCTCAACAGCAGGCACAGGACCCCGTCCTGCAGATGCAGCAGGTGGAGCTTCAGTTGAAGCAGGCCGAGGTGCAACGCAAGGCCCAGAACGACCAGATGGACTTCCAGATTGCACAGCAGAAGCTGCAGCTTGAGGCGCAGCGCTTGCAGCTTGAAGCCCAGAAGAATCAAGGTGAAGACCCCCGGCTGAAGGCCATGAGGGCGCAGCAGGAGCTGCAGCAGAAGGAGCAAACACATCGTCAAAAGCTGAACCATCAGGCTCAGCAGCAACAGATGAAGATGCGACAACAAGCGGTGCAACAGCAAATGAAGGCGCAAACCGCTGCGCCTGCAAAGGAGTAATAAATGGCAACCACTGCGTTCGACGTGGTTATTAAAGAAATTGAGGAGCGCCGTGAATCCATCGCACAGGCGCTTATCTCAGGCTCGGCAAAAGACTACGCCGAGTACAAGTTCATGACGGGTGAAATCCAGGGTCTTTCACGTGCTCATGCCTTCATAACCGACCTTGTGCGAAAGATGGAAAACGACGATGAGTGAAATCCTCCTGAGTGACGGTGCAAACACCACGGTATTGCCCGAGACTGACGCAGAAAAGGCCCGTCAGGTGCCTGATCCTGCGACCTACCACCTGCTCTGCATGCTGCCTAAGGCAGAAGAAGAGTACGAAAGTGGGCTGATCAAGTCTGGTCAGACCATGCACTTCGAAGAGGTGATGAGCCCGGTGCTGTTTGTCGCCAAGATGGGGCCCGATTGCTACAAAGATCCGCTGCGTTTCCCTTCAGGTCCGTCCTGCAAGGTAGGCGATTTCGTCTTGGTCCGACCGAATACGGGCACGCGCCTGAAGATTCATGGTACTGAGTGGCGGATCATCAACGACGACAGCGTTGAAGCAGTTGTCCAAGATCCTCGTGGCATCCAGAAGGGGGGACGCTGATATGTCAGATTTCAAGTTCCCCGACGAAATTGCAGCGGAAAAGCCTGAAGAACTTCAAGTAGAGATTGAAGGCGAAGGCAGCACCGAAATCGAAGTCGTTGATGACACTCCCGAGGAGGACCGTGGGCGCAAACCCATGAAGGAAGCCCCTGCGGAAGTTACTGACGACGAGCTTGCCCAGTATTCCGACGGGGTCAAGAAGCGCATCCAGCACTTCTCCAAGGGGTATCACGAGGAGCGCCGTGCCAAGGAAGCCGCCCTGCGCGAACGGGAAGAGGCGCTACGCCTCGCCCAAAACCTCGTTGAGGAGAACAAACGCCTTCAGGGCAGCCTCGGGCAAGGCCAGCAGGCACTGCTTGAACAGGCCAAGAAGGTAGTCCAAAACGAGGTTGATGCGGCCAAGCAAAAGCTGAAGGACGCGCACGAAGCGTTCGATACCGACGGTATTGTTGCGGCGCAAGAAGAGTTGGCAAAAGCGGTCAATAAGGCCGAGCGAGTCAATAACTTCAAACCGCCTGTTGCAAAGCCTGCGGAACCTGTGGTACAACCCGCTCCAAGCGTTGCGCCGCCTCCTGTAGACGACAAAGCCCGTGCGTGGTTAAAAGCCAATCCGTGGTTTGAAACGAACAACAGGATGAGGGCAGTAGCGCTAGAGATTGACAAAGAACTTGTAACGAACGGAGTAGACCCAACAAGCGACGAGTATTACCAACGGATCAACAACGAGATCCGTCAAACTTTTCCAGATGCGTTCACCTCGGAAAAGCCGGTCAAGAAAGCAGCAGTTGTAGCTCCCGCCACGCGTAGCACAGCGCCCAAAAAGATCGTGTTGACGCAATCACAAGTTCAAATCGCCAAGCGGCTGGGACTGACCAATGAGCAGTACGCCCGTGCGGTTGCGGAAGAAATGAGGAAACAAAATGGCTGAACGTATCCCCCGTGAGTTTGACACCCGCGCAAAGGCTGAAAGGCCCAAGCAGTGGATGCCTCCTCAACTCCTGCCCGATCCGAACCCGGAAGAAGGGTATGCTTTCCGTTGGATTCGCATCAGCACGCTCGGGACCAATGACCCGATGAATGTGTCCTCAAAGCTCCGCGAGGGCTGGGAGCCCGTGAAAGCAAGCGAACATCCCGAGATTCAACTGGGAGGAGGTGGCTCAGGTCGCTTCCCGGACAGCATTGAAGTCGGTGGGCTGCTGCTTTGCAAAACCCCAAAGGAGTTCACTGAACAGCGCAACGCGTACTACCAGCGTCAAGCTGATGGTCAGATGCAGTCAGTGGACAACAACTTCATGCGCGAGAACGACCCCCGGATGCCTCTGTTCAAGGAGCGCCGCTCTGAGGTCTCGTTCGGACGCGGTTCTTAATTTAGGAGTCTCAGATGGGATACCCCACGATTGATGCACCTTACGGGTACAAGCCCGTAAACCTCATCGGTGGTCAGGTATTCTCAGGTTCTACCCGAGAGTACCCGATTTCCTACAACTACGGCACGTCGATTTTCTACGGAGACCCGGTGGTTATTTCCTCCGGTTTCGTGAACATCGCTACTGTGCCCATCAACACGACCAACACCACGGTCGGTGTTTTCCTGGGCTGCTCGTACACCGACGCAGTGACCAAGCAGAAGCGTTTCTCCCAGTACTACCCCGCCAACACCTTGGCTGGGGACATCCAAGCGGTTATCTGCGATGATCCCGACACGGTCTTCAAGATCGCTGTTGTGACCGCTGCTGGTGTTCAAACCATCGGCTCGATGTCTCAACTGGCTGTCGGCGTGAACGTGGCTGGCTCCACGACCACGGGTTCTGCTGCCACCGGCAACAGCTCTCTGGGTGTGGTTGGTGCTACGGGTAACACCGCAAGCGCTGGCTTCCGC